GGCGAAGATAAGAGGTGGAAGGAAGTATTAGAATGTGTACCTCTTTGTGCTAACTGTCGTAGAAGAATCCATAGAAATACATTATATATACTACCAACGAAACTTCCGTAAATAAACCTTATAGGATTCAAACACCATCCGGTTATCGGAAATATTTATGCAGTGGCATGTATATGCCATCTGTTACAACAGTATTATCCGCTACTGAATCAGAAAAGTCAAAAGCAGGTCTACGCACCTGGCAGAAAAATAACCCTGGTGCTCTTGAAGCAGCTTCAACTAGAGGCAGTGCCATTCACCTGGGTTGCGAGAACTACCTTCGTGGCCTAGACCCAGGAGTTCCCGAACAATACCAAGACTTCTGGAATGGAATTACACAATACCTTGATTGGTTTGACATACTTCACTGGAGTGAGCGTCCTCTGCGTCCAGACTGGAATCATCTAAGATCCGATGATAGAGAAGTTGCATATGTGTGGAGTACTGAGCATATGTATGCAGGATGCCCTGATCTGATTGGTGAAATCGGAGGTGTCAGGATTATTGCTGACTTCAAAACTAGCAATGCTCCCTACTGTTCTCAGTTCCCTGCACGTGGGGATCGCATTGGTTTTGGTGGTTTTCGGAAGTTCCAAAAATGCGCTCAACAAATGGCGGCTTACCGCCTTGCTTTAGAAGAGCGCACTGGTTATCATTGTGATGCTGCCTTGATCATTGTTTCTACTCCAGAAACAAGCCAGGGCATCTTCATTGATAGTGACCAGATGGATTTGTATGAATCCAGATTTCTAAAGCGTTGTCAAATGTTCCACGAAAAAGAGAGTTCTAATAATGAAATTGAAGATTGCAGTTCACAAGGGTTGCAAGAACAAAACTAATCCACAGAAAGTTGCTAAAGGTTGGTTAAATATCTACGAAGATATTTACTGGTTAGAAGGTTGGGTTAAAGCTGGCCATGGTTGGTGCGCTACTCACTTTGTTGATAGGCATCGATTAACTGAACATAGTTGTGGTAGTAATGTCATCGTCATTGATGTTGACGGTGATACAACACTTGCTAGGTTCTGGCAAACAAATACCGCTCGGCAATGGTGTGCTGCTACATATACATCCTCTAGTCACACTGAAACCGAGCACAGGTTCCGTGCGCTATTCCCTCTTGGCAAAGAGCTCCACAGTGTCTCAGAGCACCGTGGGGCTTACTGGTTAGTCGTCAATCGTTTAATTGCTGACCTTGGTTTTGACAAACTTAAAGATAACTGTGGTCAAAAACCTGAGCGGCTTTGGTATGGTAATACCTCTGCTGAATTTAATTACAACCTAGAGAGTGAAGCTGTACCCCAATTTCTTCTTGATGACATAAGTTATGACGAAGATAATTTCGTTGCCTCAGATGTTACTGATATTGATATCGAGAGATGCAAATGGCTGCTATCTTCATTCCTTAGACCATCTGAGGATGGTGAGTATGAGGACTATTACTTACCTGTCATGGCTGCTTGTGCTGGCGTAGGTCAAGCACTCTTTGATACTTGGGTTGACTGGGTATTATCTGGTCATCACGGTGAGAAAAATGAAAATATTCAGCCCTTTAAATGGAAAGGTCTCGGTACATTTTCTGGTCATACTACACTCTATTCATTAGCCAAGAAACAAGACCCCGCTTGGACTAAACACCTTCCATCAGAACTTAGATTTGGGGCAGTTGGATCTGCTGTTGGTTATACCGAAGTTGATCCACTAGTAAGTTTTGATGATGTTATAAACACTGCACTTAATAAGCCTATGAATAATATTGAGATTGAACCACTACCTGACACAAGTGTTGTCAAAAAGAAAGGTAGACCAAAGAAAACTGATGATGATCTTGCGAAGCAACGTGAAGGTGACGTTACTAAAGTAAAAGAAATTCTGCTTGACTTACGTAAGAATGAATTGACTGGAAGTATTGAATATACAGATACAAGTGGTCAGACAATCTGCCTTCAAGGTACCGATCTTGATCTAATGACTACTAAGTTGGCATGTGAACATGGTGTTTTCATACCTGAAGCTAGGATCAAATCTGCAATTCAATATGCAGCTGGAAAAAATAGTTACTGTCCAATCACTCGGTATTTAGATCGCTGCGCTAAATGGGAAGCACCTCATCCTGACTGGGATCGAATTGGTGAAATCTTTCTAGGCAACAAGCATCAAATTGCCACGCTTGCTATGCAACGCATGATGATTGGAGCCGTAGCTAGAGCGTATAACCCAGGCTGCTCTATGTCGTGGCTACCCATTCTCGTAGGTGCTCAAGGTGTAGGTAAATCAATGTTTGCTCGCAATTTAGTTCCTGAAACTTTGTTTGCTGAAATTACTATCCCTTTAGATACTCTCATGAAAGAGCAGTATCGCCTTCATATGGCGTGGCTGCTTGAATTACCTGAGATCGATAATTACTTTAATGTTCGAAATATTGAGAATTTTAAAAACCTCATCACAAGCAGAGTTGATGAAGTACGTTATCCTTATGCATCATTACCTTCTAAATTACCTAGAAGGTTTGTAATGATTGGTACTACCAATCGTAATCAGTTTCTTGTTGATAGTACGGGTAATCGACGCTTTGTTCCATTAGAAATTGGCTCTCAATTTCAAATCCCTTGGCAAAAGCTAATTGAAGAGCGCGATAGTATTTGGGCCGCTGCTGTATTTGCTTATAGAAGCAACGTCGGATATGAATTTAATAGTGGGGAGATTGCTGCAATATCAGAATATATCCAAGAGTTTGGTGACCCTGATCCTTGGATTGATAAAGTTGCAGGCTATGTCTCTATCAGAGATGAAGTCACAGCAGCTGAAGTGCTTTCTAATGCACTTGAGCTTGACCCTAGAAGCCAATCCAGGAGAGAAGGTCGAAGGGTTGCTGACGTCCTTCAATCTATGGGCTGGAGACGTCTAGTTACTTCTCGGAAAGACCCACTCACTGGTAAGCAAAAATCAGTACGTATTTGGAAGCGTCCATCTGATGATCCATTAAATGAAGATCATATTCTGAACGATTTTTAAAAGGTATTCCACATAACTTTCATTCATTAATTACACTTTAAATACATAATAGGTATAAGTATGCTTGCACAAGATATCGAAATCGGCCAACGTGTTATTGTTCGTCTTAATAATTTACCAGCATTAATTGTTGGCAAGCCTGAGTATTATTCGACTAGAGCTAAATTGGTTCGTATCAAATACGAAAATAGCACTCGCTATGAATATATGATTAATAGTAACCTTGATTTGCTTCCAACAGAAGAACAGTATCCAACTCATGGCGGTACACATAAACGAGCTGAGGGGGAATTTTAATGGCTGAGGCTAAGCCTAATAAGAAGGTAGGTGGTCATACATATGGCAGGCGTAATCTTCAGTTGTCTAATACTGCTGAAGAAGGTGAACTATGTTTATATGCAGGTCATTCTATAGGTCGCTTCAGCTCACACTCAATGAGGTTTGATAGCCATCAGGCTTGTGTACGTTGTGTTGCAGCTGCTAGAGAAGGCCGACTGTCTTTAGATATCAACCGTCTATTAAAACGTGAGCGCAAACGTGCTCTTAAGTTTTGGTCTCAAGTTGATATCAGAAACCCAGATGAATGCTGGAATTGGGAAGGATGTATTAACAAAAGGACTGATCAACCACAATTCTCTTGGAGACGGCATGGCATTTCTAGTTCAACTCAGCACCATCCACAACGTGTTGCGATGTGGTTTAGTTGGGGAGATCTTGGATTTGCTGGAGTCAAAACTACATGTGGCAACAAATATTGCTGCAATCCTTTTCATCTCATCCCTCAAAATATTGGCGTTTTTGTAGATGATGATAGCTATGCTGATTCATTTGAGTTGCAATGTCAGCTCCATACGTTAAAACAACAAATAGCTGAGTATAACGTTGAACTTGCAATTGAACAGCAAGCAAAAATGATTGATCAGCAGGAGCTTGATGAAAGGTCTAATCTAACTTTTGCACCTGATAGTCATTTTGCTGACCGCATAGATGCTGTTATAGGTGACATGTTGGCTGGACGTCATTCTAGTCAATCAAATATTATTAACCCAGATAGCCTTAAAAATCCTACTGACAACGAAGAAAACTCCACAGATGATTATTAAATTACTTATCCTTATACAAGAGTCATTTTTATATGTCTAGAAGAAACGATCTAATTAAACAATTAATTAAATCTGATAAATTCGGAACAGAAAAAGAGAACGAACAAAAATTCCTCTTGGCTACTGCTGAATTAATCCTTTCTGATTTGATTGATATAGCTTTACGTGGTGTTGAAGCTCAGGGTGCTGGTTCTTTAGTTATCAACTTATTAAATGACTCGACTACTTTCATGTCAGGCACTTCAATTGAATTTGATATTCATGTAGCAGAGCGTGAAGAAGATGCAGATGTTCTCACATTCTTACGTGATCTCATGTCTTCAATTGATGAAAATGACTGGTCTAAAAACGTACTTATTACCTTGATTAGTGATGCTGGAACAAGAACATTTGAAGTCGAAGCAGGTCGGAGCCAAGAAAGCCTTAGAGCGATCGCAGAAGAATTTAGCGGATAAGCTTGCTGCAAAAGGACTTAAGCTTCCTCTATATCCAACTCCTGAATTAATTGAAAGAGCTCGGACAGTTATGGGAAGTATTGACTTTGATCCTACTTCAGACCCGGTTCAGCAAGTCCTAGTTAATGCTACCTCTGTTCCTTCTATTGAAGTTAATCCACTTCAAGAGCACTGGCATGGTAATGTTTGGGTTTCTCCCAAAGGAGCTGTTAGAGATTGTCGAATATGGTTAACTAAAACTATTAACGAATATAGGAATGGTTTCATAAATAGCTTTGTTTATTTCTGTAGTGCTTCTGAATTAATTAGAGCTGCTCCTGTTATTTGGGATTATCCAATTTGTATCCCTTTTAAAAGAATCAAGCAACTAAGGGCAACAGCTACTGGGTTTGAGGCTGTATCACCTTCAACATGGAATGTTCTTATCTACGGTCCACCTCTCGATCAAACACTGAATGATATGGATAAAGTCTCTCTTTTCTATAGTACGTTCAGGGATGCTGGGCGAATTATTTACAATGAATACGCTGGAGATAATTGGGCAAAAGATCTTGAGTACTTCGAAGATAATAAGGGTAAAATTTGATGAGTAAGCATATTGCTTCCAGCTTTTTTTATTCGCTACCGTCTGGTATTAAAGTCCACCCTTGTAGGTTGATTTTAAAAGATGGTACATTAACGTGGAAGCACGCTTTGCAATTCAATAACGTATGTAATATTCCAACAGATCCTGCACATGAACAGCACATCATAAAAACTGCTCAACGTATCGAAGAACTTAATAGTTGGGTCTCTCCTGATTTTGAGAACTTAGATAATCTAAAACCATCAGCATGGTATGTACCATCAAATCCTGATTTATCAGATGGTATTTCTTTATATTTTTATCACCCTTCTTCTGATATTGAAGATACCTACAAAATTCTTAAAGACCATATTTTGCCCCATGAAACTCTTTGTATTAAAAATCAAAATATATTTTTCAAACGATGTTGAAGTTGTTGCTGCCTGTCGGCAGCTATATTTCTAGAGTGAATCAATGAGTCGATTAAGATACCACCTTGCTTTTTCTGCATCTTTTTTAGAATTCTCTTTTAACCAAATGCGTAGCAAATACTTTAATGCTTGTGCTTGCAACATCCCTGCCTTCACTGAAGGGGCATCTTGAATTGCTTCTTCAATTACATCAATAGCTTCTTGGCTACCACGAGTGTAGTGAGCAGGGCTATTCACTTCATCATTACGACCAAAGTAAATGATATCGTCAGATGTTTTACCTTTGATTGATCCTAAATTAAAGCTGCTGCCTAAATAGTCATCACCAATGAATGAACCCATACTGAAATCTGAAAAACTCATTTTTTATTGCTCGCAATATACTTGTTCACTACCTAATATAGAGACAAAGATTATATTGTGTGAGGTATGACAAGTCCAAAAGGTGATCCAACTTATATTAAAAATAAAGATCGTTATTTTATGCAGGTAGCTGAAGCCGTTGCCAAAGCATCAACACACCCTACTGCTCCTGGTGGCTGCATTATTGTTCGAGGACGTGAAATTATTGGTGATGGGCGATCACTATTAACAGACAGCAAAGTAGAGGTTGATTGTTTAACTTATGCTATTGCTGCCTCTGCTAAAGCAGGTACCAATACAGTTGGTTCCATTATCTATACCACTCGCTATCCATTTTCATCATCTGTATTTCAAGCTCATTTAATGGGAATCACTAGGATCTTTGTCCTATCCCATGAGTGGGAAACATACTATAAAGATGAATTCCGTAAAGCAGCACGTCTAGCACGCGAAGTATCTATCTCTATTGAACCTATCTTCTTCAATGAAGACCCAAGATTTACAACTAATTCATATGACCGCAATATCGACGAAGAACTCTACCCAGATCAAAACCCATTTGAAACGGATGAATATGATCCAACAGATTCAGCAACTACCCATGACGAAGACACAGCTACTATTTGATATTGAATCCACAGGACTGCTGCGTAGAGGATCTCGTATTCACTGCATCGTTATGCGTGATGCTGACGATGATAGTACTACTGTTTTTGATCATCAGCCTGAACGGAGTATCCTCCAAGGAGTAAAAAAACTTGAGCAAGCAAATGTATTAATTGGGCACAATATTATTAATTTTGATGTTCCATTAATCAAAGAGCAGTTTCCTGACTTTACTACTGAAGCTACATTGATGGATACACTGGTCCTCAGTCGATTATTTTATCCACATATTCAAGACCGTGATTTTGAGAGACGTCCACTAGGGATGCCTCAACGACTTTACGGTCGTCATAGTCTTGAAGCATGGGGCTATCGACTGAAATGTTTCAAAGGAGACTTTGGAAAACATGAAGGTAACTGGGAGCAATACACCCCAGAGATGCTTGACTACTGTATTCAAGATACAGAAGTAACACTTAAACTATGGCAACTAATGCAACGGAGAATGAACGACTATGCCTAAGAAAAATGATCCATTAACTGTAGAAGAAGTTACAGAAGCTTCTGATATCTTTTTCCCTTTATTTGATGTCGTAAATAGCCGTATGCCCAAAGGCTCAACAACGGAAGATACTTTAAAAATTATGGAAGCAATTGCCAAGCTTGGTCATAAGAACCGAGCTGATAAAGCAGCTAAAGAAAAAGAACTTACGTTTGGTTTTAATAAGGAGGATTAGACTGATGATTGATTGCGTTGAACTTGAGATGAAGATGGCTGAGATTATGGCTCAGCAAGAAGCTAGTGGTTTTCGTTTCGATATCAATGCGGCAGAGCGTGTTCGGTCAGAGCTTCAAACAGAAGCAGAAGATCTAGAGACTGCCATTGCTAATAGATTTGTCTATGTCCCAGGCAAAATTTATACACCAAAACGGTCTAATAAAACCAAAGGCTATATAGCTGGTGCTCCTATGACTCGTCTGATTGATTTCAATCCTACAAGTCGTCAGCACATTGCATGGGCTTTGCAAAACTTTCGTCAGGCTCGGTTCACCAAAGTAACTGAGACTGGTAAACCTAAGGTTGATGAAGCCACACTGTCGGAGATGCGGGACGTTGCCCTTCAGCAAGGCAATGCCAAGCTCCATGAAGAGTGTGAAATGTTTATTCGACTGCTTACATTACAGAAGTGGTTAGGTCAGCTGAGTGAGGGTGCTAACTCTTGGTTTAACACTATTGCTGATGATGGATGTATTCATCACAGCTGTTCTCTTGCTACAGTTACGGGCCGAAATGCCCATCGTGGTCCCAACTTGGGGCAGGTCGTAAGTGCACCGTGGGCTAGACAGTTGTTTGTACCTCACCCTGGCATGGTGATGGTTGGAGCTGACTTAGAAGGCTTAGAACTTCGGGCATTAGGGCACTACCTATCTGCCTATGACCAGGGTGCTTTTGCTGACATTGTTCTCAATGGGGATGTCCATCAACAGAATGCTGATCGGATGAGTACCCCAAACGTTCCTGTTTCTCGGAAGATCGTCAAAAATTTAACTTATGGGTTTATTTATGGAGCTGGAGATGTGAAGTTGGCTCACATCCTCAAACCTGAATTATCAGATGCACAGAAGAAAACTCTTGGTCAAGAACTACGGCGTAAGTTCCTTG